AACAAAGTCGCCTTGACCAACCGCTCTTAATGCATCAGATTCTTCTTGCGAGTAATGATTACCAAGAAAAAAATCTATAGACTCTCTAGCCTCTGTATCCCAATCAGACCTAGCGTCTCTCCACATTCTCCAAAGTTGTTTATTTACTTCGGAATGTTGACCTTCTTTTTGCTCCAGCTCTCTTATACTAGAAATGGTTACACCTCTTTATTTTATAACTTGCACATAATATACAGAATAATACCTAAATTGACAAGTATTATTTTATGTTTTTAATCCAGTAATCCAAGATATTACTTTAGTTGCCTTAGTTTTCCTCATCCTTTTTGAATTATCATCTAAAAACTCAGCAGCTTCAAACTTCTTACTTCTTGGTGGCCTAGCATTATTGATAGCATACCAAAGTCCATCTAGTACATCATCATGCTTTCCTTTTGGGAATTGAAACATCTCATCTACTAACTCTACATGTTTTCGTTTTATAAACAACTTACCCCTGTTTACTATAGGGGCTAGCAATGACTCAAGCCTATCTTCTTTTTTTATACCAGTAGGGGGCCTAACACCCAATGCAATACCGGGAGCAACCTTTCTATCTTTGCCAGACATCTGATTAACAGCATCTTTAATAATTCCCTGTGCTCCAACCATCTCTACATTAACACGCTTTACAGGAGAAAATTCTTTTGCATAGTTAAATATTTCCAAAGGCATATCATATAATGGTATATGCTCTCTAAAGTAATCCAATACATAAAAGTTTCTATCACTATCAATACCTATTACCATTATAATCTGATAGTCATTATGACTATTAGCTTCATACGCTAAGTCAACACCTAGGTAAACATTAATAGGTATAGCGTCATCTTTATCTACTAAGTAAGCGTAGTTGTCTTTACTGTGAAACTCATGGTTATAATACTCTAGCTTATCTGTTTTAAACTTAGCATTAGCTAAGTCCCTAGCTTCGTTTAAATATTCTTGTGCAAACTTATGTATTAAACCTACGTCTTCAAATCTTCTTCTTATATCTAAAAGCTTTTCTTTTGTAAAGTAACTAGGCCATAGAATATTCCCATCTACGGTCATAGCTTTTTTATACATTACATTCCAAGCATATTTTCTTTTATCTCTTTTGGCTTCTGTATATCCATCATAGATACCCTGTAGAAAAGAGTCAAAGTGAACTATAGTACCTATCAACCATACAGAACCTTCGTTTCCTGCTGAGTTTTCTAATGCTGGTTCTACTGTAGACATAACCCATTCTTTAATTTCTCTTCTTCTATCTGGAGTTTTTGTATTTAACTCAGACTCAAAGTCATCAAGGATAATTTTTGTATACCTTAGGCCAAGCTGCGACCTACCACGAAGCCTTTGCGAAGTACCTTTTGCAATTACCCTATCACCCTTTGATGTAGTAAACTCTTTCTCTGTCCACTTAGAACCTTGTAAGTCTCCAAAGTAATAATTAAGAGCAGGGTTCATCTCTATGTGGTTTTGTATATATTTAATATGGTCTATTGCCTGTGATTGCTCCTCAGCAACCCAAGCTATAAACTCCTTCTTACCTTCCGGATTGAAGTATAGATGATACATAAGAGCTGCTTTAGCAAGAGTAGACTTGCTATGACCACGAGGTAATATAATGCAATTGCGTTTCTTCGTATCATCTAATAATAAATCACTTAGTTCATAATGGTATGGAGCTGGAGTAGACTTCATAAAGTCCTCTGGCATAAACAACTGACCAAAGGCTATAATGTCTTTTCTAGCTAGCTCAAGAACCTGTTCTTTTTCAGAAACATTATTCTTGTTTATGTTAAAGCTGTTTTTTTCTTTGACTTCTTTGATAACCAATCCTGTTTTGGAACTAACTCAAACACATTCTTATGTTGTAGTAATAAAGGCCCAGCTGTGTACATCCAAGCATCAACCTTCTTTTCTCCATCATAAGCAGTAACCACCCTTCTATCATATAGACCTGTATCTATACTTTCGTATACATCGTAGTTATCTATATCTTCTTGCTCTACGTCTATTACTTCAACAACCATTCCTTTAGAATTATTATTAATAATAGCAGCAGGGTAATTGTAATGCCCGGGGTAAACAAGGCTATAACCATCCACTTTACATGTTTTTCTTTTACCATTTCTTAACGTCCCATATACAGCTAGTTTCTTAATCATTTAAAGGTTTATCTTCCCAGTAGTCCTTAATGTCTTCCATATACCCAGAACTTATGTAGCTGGTAATCATTTCGCTACTATAGTACATGTCATATATTTCTGTAGCTACATCTTCTAGCTCCCAATCATTATCTAGGGAGACTCCTTTGTCTCTAGCTGCTTTAAGGACTTCCATTATTATTTCATAAAGATTCATTTTTCTATTTCTCTTTCAGCTTTTGCAAGCTGTTTAACATTATTGCCACCTATAGCATTAAGTTGTTCTGGTGAGAAACCTTGGAATACAGTAACAGACTCAGATTTCTTGTCCATATCTTTCATCCCTGCGATATTAACAAGCTCTTTAAGTAAAGAAACTTTATCGCTATCTCTAGAACCATCCGACTCAATGATATCTTTCATCTTTTCTAAAATGTACAGAGGTGTAATCTCTGCTTCATTCATAAGTTTATCTATTTCTTCTCTTACCAAACTTTTTACCCTATCTGTTTTTAAAAGCACACCAGCTTCTCTCTTGGCGTACTTTCTATTATTTGTTGGAAAAGCCTTAATAAACGCATCTATTATGTCATCTCCCTTTGCTACATATTTAGCAAAGAGAAATTCTGAAGTAGTAGGCTTCGTTCTTTCTTTTTGTAATTCTTTTGCAGTTTTATCCCTACTTCCAAAAGAATACATATTCCTTCTCATATTGCCTTCCATCTTTATAGATGGCTTACAAAGAAAAGAGCCTATAACCGTTCTAACATAATCCTGCTTAATTGTTTTAGAAGTACCGTGAGAAAGCGAACCTCTTTTAATAACCATACAAACTTGACCATCATCTGTTAAAACCCAATCTTTTTCTTCACCATTACGCCAATCTGTAACTAAATACTGATTTGGCAAATAATGCTTAAACTCTTTCTTATCTTTAAATAAAGGATACTCAATCTTCTTTATCTTTCTTGTCTGCACTATGCTCTTAGCACCTTACCATCTACAGTACTAACACCATCTACTATCTGATGAACAGTTACATTAAAGTTACCATTCTTATGAAAATCTACAATAGCAAAAGCATGTTGCCAATTATGCTTTCTATTACCCAACCACTCATTAGCATCGTCAGACATATCCTTAAGACAACCAATACTCCAAGCACTCTTAACTCCATCTATATGAGTAATAGAAGATTGCTGTATATCATGATGATGACCATACATAACATTACCACCTAGTCTAAGTAAATGGTTTCTAGTATGAGTCAATCCAGCAAAGTGATGCCCATGATAGAAGTTAATCTTACCAATTTTTAGATACTTACCCATCTTGTGGTATTTGTATCCTCTTTCTTTTAGCTTTAATGCCTTTGGTACTGTCATTGTATCACTAAGGTAAGGATTCTCTTCTACAAAACGATTTAACCAATCTTCATGATTGCCTTCTATGAAATGGCGTTCTTTAGTTTTTGCTTTATCCAACGACCTATCAATAATATCCATGCCTTTGTTTACAGCTTTTATTTCTTTGTGCACAAAAGGTAATTGATATTCTAAAGGTGGTCGCTTTTTCTTTTTCCATTGCCAATGAGAAACAGATTCCCATTCTCCTGTATCTCCAAGGTCTATATATATCTGTGGCTTGACAAGCTCAATGGCTTTGCACAATACCTTAATAGCAGGCTTGTCTTCATATGGGAAGTGCTTGTCTGGTGTCACTATTGCTCTTTTCAATTTATTTCCTTCTTTGACGCTATTAAGTACATTATACCTAATATAACCTTAGATTCAACATAGTAATACAATATAGTTACTATTTTTTTAATTTTTTCCATAAGAACTCTCCTACCCCTAGCTGTAACAACCCATTAGCTGTTGCATCTATCATTATCTCGTCATGGTCTTGCATACCAGCGTTAGTAAGTATAACATGTACTATCTCATGCAAGAAAGTCTCTTGGGTTCTAGTCTTAGACATACCACCATCTAGATTAATAGTACACGTTCTAGCATCGTGGTGTCCTAAAAGCATTTTACCATCTGAGGTAGTTTTACTTTTTACTAAGTTAACACTATAATTATGTCCACCAATATTAAATTTCATCTCTCTTCCTTTTTTGTTATTTGCTTTATTCATTTACTAGCGATATATGGTACAGTTTTAACTACATATACCCCTCTTTCCGAAGTTTTTTTAATTGAGCCTTGTGTTATATTGCTTAAA